GCCGACCAGGACGGGCCCCGCTGCCGCCGCTGCCGCCGCGAGTCCGATGACCCACTTCTGCGTCGTCGGTGACAGCGCCGTGAACGCGGGCACAAGTGTGTCCGAGATCCAGTTCGCGACCTTGATCCCGGTGTCGAGGAACGCCTCCAGTGTGGGGGCGAGCTTCTCGCCCATTTCGATCATCGCGCCGCTCGCGGCGCTCTTAAATCGCGTAAACGCCCCGCTTAACCCCTCCATTTGAATCGCCGCGATCCGTTGGGAGACGTTGCCGACGTTTTCCAGTTCGCCCGTCATCTTCCGCAGAGCTTCGTGCCCCTGTGATACCAGCCCCGCCATCGCAGGCCCAGCCCGCAGGCCGAAGATCGTCATCATCTGCGCGGTCGTCGCGGATTTGTCGCCAAGCTGCTGCACGATGTCCGACATCGGCAGGAGATTGCCTTCCGCATCCAAGGCATTCAGCCCCAGAGCCCGCATCTCCGTCGCCGCTTTTTTCGTCGGGGTGAGCAGCTTGGTGATCGCGCCTCGCAGCGCGGTGCCCGCCATTGATCCCTGGATGCCCGCGTTCCCCATCATCGCAATCGCGGCGGTCGCCTCCTCGAAGCTGACCCCCGCCGACTTCGCTACAGGCCCGACGAATTTCATGGATTCCCCCAGCATACGGAGGTCCACGTTCGCGCTCGTCATCGCCTGCACTAAGATGTTATTCGTGCGTGCGAGGTCGGACGTTTGCTGCCCGTAGCCGGTCATGATGTTGGACGTAATGTCGGCGGCAGAAGCGAGGTCGATCTGGGCGCTGGCGGCAAGCTCCAGCACGCCCGGCATGGCCCCGATGATCTCCGTCGTCTTGAAGCCCGCCATCGCCAGGAAGCCCATCGCGTCAGCCGCCTCGCTCGCGGAGAATGCGGTCGTCTTCCCTAGCTCTTTCGCTTGATCCGACAGCTTCTCGAAGTCTGCGCCCGTCGCACCCGTGAGCGCCTTGACCCGGTTCATCGATTTTTCGAATCCACCAAACGCGACCGCGACCGCGGCGACACCTCCCACAATGGGTGCCGTGAGCCCCATTGTCATCGACGTACCCGCGGCGCGCATACTGGCACCGGTTTTTTTGAGCTTCGGCCCGAGTCGCTGCAACGACGACTGTGCCTTATTCAGCGCAGGCGTCAGGGTGTCGACAAGTTTGAGGTTAGCGATGATCGTGCCGATGTTGATCATGCATCTCCTCGCTCTGTGTCGATGCCGAGTGCGCGGCCGACGAGTTCCATTTGAATGCGTGTGTAGCGTGCAGCCAATTCGTCGGTGGGGTGCGCACCTTTTCGCGCCGATTCGATTCTCGATTTGGCATTTGCTAACGCACGAAAATCGAGCACCTGAAATATCGACCCATTGCAATCATTTTCGAGCGCTTCGCGTGCCGCATCGGGCAAGCACGCGAACTCCTCACATATCCGGCTGATGACCCAGGTGTCTGGTGGCGGTGCATCGTCAGTCTGCTCTAGGTACGCGACGAACCGCCTGGCGCTTCCCCCGATTCGCTCGGGGTGGCTGGTCGCGAGAACTCGAAGATCGCCGAGGCGAGAAACGCGGCCGTGGGTTCGTCCAGTTCACCGAGAATTGACACTCTGTTCACATCTGTGATCGCAGGTTCGAGCGTCCAGCTCACCACGCCTTTTTCCAGCAGTGTATCTCTGTGATAATTGGAGAGATTGGCCTCCTGCTGTTTCTGGATCTTGTCGATTTTGTCCGCGTCGGCTGAGCGCAGCGCTTGCATCAATTCCCCGCCGATCTCCCGCATAAACCCGATCCCCTGGCTCTGCTGCGCCGCCGCCGCGTCGGCGAGTTTACGGTGTGACAGCTTCCGCAGCACGGCGGACTCCCCTGGGTCACCTGGAAGCTCGACAGTTAACGTCTGATTCAGTACTAAGCCCATATTCGTACGTTCTCCTATTTTTTCTGATGTTACGACCAGGCTCCGGTGCCGGTCGGGACCAATTCCGCGACGATAGTCTGAATCGCACCGTTCGCGGCCACGACTTCCGACGACATCAATCTCACATCGACCGTGTATGTTTTGCTGTCCCCGAACACGACGACTAGCTGCCTGCCGTCGTCCTGCGGACCATCATCGATGACCCCGAGAACCGCATGGGTCCCCGTCGAGCCAGTTGTGTCCCAAATGCAGGTTAGCGAAATATTCTCGGTTTTCTTCGTACCTGTGGGCGTCTGCTCTTCCCACGCATCACCGAGCGCGGTCGTATCCTGAAGGATGGAGGTCTGCTTAATACTGATCCCCTCCAAAATGAAATTTGTCAGGGCGCGCGCCGTGCCACCAGGAGCATCCTCCAGGGTGACGGTACAACTTGCGGGACCATATTTTCCTGCCATATGTCTGTTCTCCTCTTAGTAAAATCTACGAGCGTGAAAACCCGCAGAAGATCGTGATCGAACCCGAACCCGTGACGTTACCCGAGAAGGCCAGATATCGATTGACGGTACCGCTCACTTCTTTCCGTTCCGCGTACGGGCTGGTCACGTTATCCGTGAAAGCGATCAGGCTCGCGAATGTCGTATCGTCGGTGCTGTGTGTAATGCTGCCCACAAACGCCGAGAACCCACTCGCCGCTGTGCATTGCATAAACCCGACGCCGCCCGCTGCGCTGCTGGCTGCGTTGTCCACCGAGGTGCTCTCGGTATTCCAGTCAGCCGTCTTCGTGGCGAGCGGCTGCAAGATCAAGCCAGCGGATCGCGCGCCCGTCATGGTGTAGGTCACGTCGGCCTTTTGCAGGTTGCCCATCTCCGCCGTGACGCTGTAGTCTTGCTCGTACGCCCCCTCGAATCCCGTGAAGGGGTACCCGGTCGTCTGCCCGGCGAATCCAACGCAGAGCGTGCGTACCGTGGCCTGTGGCGACGTGGGCACCGACGCGTTGAACGCGGCGTGGCTCCCCGTCGTGGAGGTGTCAAAGAATCCCCCCTCCTGCGCCACTTCGAGCGTCGTCAGCCCGGTCGGCGTCTGCTCCTCGAACGTGTCACCGATCCCGGTGGTGTCGGTAAGCTGGCTCGACGCTTTCTCCCGTAACCCTGTGACCTTATTCGCGAGAAGGTTATAGCCATCAAGGAGGAGTATTCCCGACGCTGGCCCAAATTTTCCTGCTGCCATTTAGCTCTTTGCTCCCTTCTTTGCGCCGACCTGCACCACCTGCCCACCCGCGATTAGCGCGTCTCGTGAAATGGCTGGCAGATCATCGCATGACCCCCCGGCGAGCACAGTCTTAAAGACGACCCGCTCCAGCTGCGCGGGTGTGAGCCGGGACACGCCGCCCGCTGCCGTCACAATTTTCAGCGTGGCGGGTGTCGGGTACGTGAGTTCAACGGTTGCTCTCAGTTTCGACATTAAGCTACCTCTCGATCATGGCCGCAGGTCATACACACCTCCCGCCCGCCTAGGACGGGTTTAAATTGTTCCGCGCCGCACGCACACGGCCCGATCGGTGGGGGTTTACGCACGGGCGGGCGGTCGGTCAGTATGACGCTCATTTGTCCTTCGTGAAGAGCATGTTAAACGCAATCGTCGGGCGCGCGTTTTCGTCCACGTCGAGCGGGAACGGCTGCTGGAGATTCTCGCTCATGTAGTACCGCGTCCCGCTGAGATCCTCCGTCTCGATAGTGGCGAGATTCTCGATCAACGTCTGCGCGGTCGCGCGCGGTGTCGCGTAATCATTCGGCGCACCACGGATCAGAAACTGCACACCGGGCCGCTCGTATTGAATGCCCGCCGTGCCCAGCGCGCGCGTCGGGGCAAGCCCCCCGGTTTCGATTAGCGCCACGCAGGCGTCGGGCGTCGGAGGCATCATCGACTTAAAGACCGTCGCGCCGACGGTCCCGCTGATCGCCGTCGCCACCCGTGTCGCCAGATCGTCTAAGACGTTTGCCATTACGCTAAAGAATTCAACTGGAGCCGCTTCGCGATGCGTGCCCCGAGCGTTTTCTCCGCTTCGAGGATCGCTGACTCCAAAAATTTAGCCTGTCCGACGATGTGTTTCACGGGGCGACCACTCGGCGCGATGACCCGCTCGTGGACCGCCGCCGCGTATTCCGCCGCAGGCCCACCTACTTTGATATTCACCTGGACGGTCTTGCCCTTCCGTTGAGGTGCAGAGGTTTCGTGACTGTCGCGGAGTGTGCCG